AGCGGGCGCACTGTGTCTGGTCGCTGCGGTGGACGTTCAGGCCGAGCGACTGGAGTATCACGTTGCCGGGTTCGGGCCGTTTAACGAGGCATGGGCGGTGGACAGACGCGCCATCTCAGGCGACTCGCTACAGAGGGAATCATGGGCCAAGCTATCGGAGCTGATCCTGAAACCATACCGGCATGAGAACGGGCAGATGATGCGCGTTGCCATCGTGTTCATCGACTCAGGTGGTCAAGCCAAAGGCCGTCCGTTCACCAAACCTGTCTACGCCTTCGTCAAGGCTAGGCAAGGCCGAGGCGGACGCGGTGGGGCTGGGGTGTTCGCCTGCAAAGGCAGCTCGACGCATAATGCGCCGCTCTGGCGCGAGTCCAAGCTGGACAACGGCGTCTTGCTCCAGGTCATCGGCACGAACGAGGCCAAGGGCTTTTTCTACAACCAACTGGACGTGATAGAACCTGGACCGGGTTTTATTCACATCCCGAAGGATGATCGGTTCGACTGGGAATATTTCCAGCAATTAGTGGCAGAAGAAACCAGGCTGAAGCATGTCCGAGGCTTTGCGGTGGAGGAGTTCTATAAACGCAGACCGCGCAATGAAGCCTTGGACTTATGGGCCTACAGTCTCGCTGCGCTCGACAAGCTCAACCCTAACTGGGCAGCACTAAGACATCGATACCAAGCCAAGGAACCAAGTGCCGAAGGGGGAAGCTCGGACGCAGACAAGGTAGCTAAACAACCCAAACGCATGGGGAAGCTCAGATTTGTGCATAGGCGCATCTAGCAAAAACTTCTTGACCTTCCATTTTAGCCACCTAGTTATAAGTTAAGGTGTTAATCACCTGAAGCTTATAGCAATGGCTTTTTCTATACCGACAATCGAGCCGAGCACGCACGAGGCTGGAACCTCTCTGATCTTCAAAAGATCCTTCGCGGACTACCCAGCGGATACGTGGACTCTAACCTATTACATCAACAACACCACCGGTGCCGTCATCTCCTTTTCCGCCAGCGCAGACAGCCTTAGCCACAGCGTGTCGGTGACGGCAAGCGAAACCTCCACATGGGCGCCTGGTCGATATCGGATGCAGGGCAGAGTGACGGACGGCACAGACACACACACCGCCTATAACGGATGGCTGACGGTAACGCCAGACCTGACCAGCACACCAACCGACACGCGCAGTCACGCCAGGAAAATGATGGATGCCATCGAGGAGGGGATGCTGGTCAGTGCCGGAGCTGATGTGGTGTCATATAGCCTGAACGGTAGGACATTCACACGGCTTTCGTGGACTGAAGCAGAGGGTCGATACAATTATTGGCGATCGCGCGTTAGGTGGGAGGAACGGAAGAACCCGGTCAAAATCCAGGTGATGTTTAAATAATGGCAATCTTAGACAAAGCGCTCGGGCTGGTAGGGCTGCAACGAAAGCCAGTCACTAGAGGTCCAATGCGAAGAAGATCCTACGCCGCGGGAGCGAGCAACCGGCTTTATGCGGATTGGACGATGAGCACGCTGACCGCTGACAGGTCAATCAGCGACACGCTTCGGACCATCATCGCCAGGAGCAGGCAGCTTGAAAATGACAACCGCTATTACCGCAGGTGGCTTTCATCCATCGAAAATAATGTCCTTGGCTCAGATGGAATCAACATGCAGTCCAAGGCAAAATTTGAACGCAGCGGACGGTTTGACGTTGGGGCCAATAGGAAAATAGAGGCAGGCTGGGCAAACTGGGGCAAGCCGGAGAACTGCAGCTTAAACCGAGAGGACGGCTGGCTTGAGACTCAGCGTGTCGCGTTACGCAGCACAGCCAGGGACGGAGGGTTGCTAGTCCAGATCAAGCGTGGGCGCGACCTAAACCAATTCGGGTTTACGATCAACCTGATGGAGATTGACCTTTTAGACATAACCTACACCGAAGCACTTCCAAATGGGAACGATGTGCGGCTAGGCGTTGAGCGCAACCGATTTAATCAGGTTGTAGCATACCACCTGCTAAAATACCATCCAGGTGATCTTCGCGGTTATAATGTCGCAGTCCAGCCACGGGACCGGATGAGGCTCGATGCCTTTGGAACCAACCCAAACGGGGATGAGATCCTCCATTACTACGTCAAGAGCCGAGTCATGCAATCGGTTGGTATTCCTTGGGGTTGCGCTTCGATGACGAAGCTGCACCATCTCGACCAATACGAGCAGGCAGAGCTGATGCAGTCCAGGTTTGCCGCTGCAAAAGGGATGTTCTTTACCAATGAGCGTGGCGAGGAATGGAAGGGTGACGAACAGCAGGAAACAAGCCCGGATGGCAATGACGAGTCCACGAATATCATCATGGATTCTGAGGCGCTGTCCATGAACGAACTTCCGCCAGGAGTCAAACCGGTTCCGTTCGACCTGCAACATCCTAACCAGGCATACAAAGATTACGTGGTGGCACTCCTGCACGGCATAGCAAGCGGTTTGGACATCGACTACGCCACACTCACGGGCGACTTGTCACAGAACAGCTTCAGCAGCACGAAGGCTGGCAGGCTGGAGGTGCAAGAGGGTTGGAAGAAAATTCAGGGTCACTTTATTCAGAACTTTTGCCTGCCTATATTCGGCGCATGGCTGGAGATGGCAATGCTAACTGGGCAGGTGCCGTTGCCGATGCGTAAGTATGATGAACTAAACAAGCCGAAGTTCCGCGGGCGCCGCTGGCCTTGGGTTGATCCACAGAAGGATATAGCAGCCGCGGCAACTGCGCTTGAGATTAACGCCCGCACGCTAACGGATATCATAGCTGAGAACGGCGGGGACTTTGAGGACGTGGTTGAGCAACGCAAGCTTGAGAAGGAGATGATGGCCGAGGCTGGGTTAATACCGACAACACCAAAGGAATCCACACAGGAGCCGCAAGAAGAAGAAGATCCGCAAAATGCCGATAGCCAAGAGGAGCCAATGCAACCTGACGCGACTAACAACGGAAACAATTCAGGACAATAATTTTCTTGACTAGCCCTTTTAGACATCAACATTTAACTTAATAGTGTTAATCACTACGACCAAAGATGGAATTCATTGAACAGAACAGAGAGGCTATGCTCTACCGAGCGGTAACGATGCCGCGTCAGGCAATCGATGAACAAGCACGGACTGTTGAGTTAAGCTTCAGCTCTGAGGAACCAGCGGACATGGGGCCGTATATCGGAGTAGAAATCCTGGGCCATGAGAAGTCTGAGGTTAATATGGAAAGGCTTGAGCAAGGGACTCATCCTCTGCTCTTGCAGCACGATCCGAGACAGCATATCGGCGTTATCGAAAAGGCATGGATCGACGACACGAAACGCGGGCGGGCAAAAGTCAGGTTTGCGCCACCAACAAACAAACTGGCAGAAGAAGTCTTCCAGGATGTCTTGGCCGGCGTGCGGAGCTTGATATCCGTCGGCTATACTGTTGAAGATAGGGTGCCAATCGAAGACGAGGCAAAGGAAAGGCTGAAGCTTTCAGCCAAGCTGAAGAGCAAGGACATGTTCCGAGCCACGTCATGGACTCCGATGGAAATCTCGATTGTGTCGGTCCCAATGGACTTTAAGCAAGTCGGGATTGGCAAGGAGCAAAAGATAGATCAAACCAGGCAAGAGCCACCAAAACCACCCTTAGAGCCAAAACCTGAACCGGAAGAAAAGGCGGAATTGCCCAAGGCAAAGCCGCTTCCGAACCCGGTTTTAGAAAAGGAAATCATTATGACCACAGAAGAAAAACTGATTACGCCCACCGAGAAAGAAAAGGAGCGGATGGTGCTTGAGGAAAAGCAGGCCAGAGAGAAGGCGCAGGGCGAAGCCAGACAGCGAGAGGAAAAGCTTTCATTCATCCGAAAACAGGAAGACGACCGGGTGAAGGAAATCTACGCACTCGGCGCACGCTGGAACCAGGAAGCCACCGCGCAAAAGGCAACCGCCGAAGGTTGGCCGGTTGATAAGTTCCGAGCATGGGTCATGGAGAACATGGGATCGAGCGGGATCACCATTACGCAGCCGAGCGGCGAAACGATGTCATCCGGCAGGAGCATCGGCCAGATGTTCGTTGACTCGCCGCAATACAGCGCAACACGAGGGCAGATCGGGCGCGGTGAAACCATCAAGATCGAAGTGCCTCGAGAGAGGTTCTTTAATAGAGCAGCCTTGAGTGAAACGGGCTATACCCTATCGGGCGCCACACAGGATTTGCCTGGTGTGCCCGGGATGCTGGGCGTTCAAGAGCTGAACGTCTCGCAGGTATTCGCCAGCGGAACCACGTCGGCTAACACGGTTCGATTCCTCCGAGAAACGTCCTACACCAACGCGGCGGCAACCGCACTCGAAACCGGCACCTACGCGAATCAATCGTTACCGATGGAAGAGGTAGACGCCGCCGTATATAAGGTGGCGGCTTACGTCCAAACCACAGACGAGATGTTGCAGGACTATGAGGGAATCCGTTCCTTCATTGACTCACGTCTTGCCTATTCCGTTGGGCTGGCAGAAGACAACCTGC